TGTAAAAAATGATATTTGTAAATCTTTTATTTTAAATAAAATTTCAAAGACTCCAAATAAAATATTTGCTAGAAAATGTGAAGTTAAAGAAATTGATTATAATACATCTAAAGAGTTTTTAAATAATAATCATTTACAAGGAGATTGTAAATCATCTGTTAGAATTGGATTATATTACAACGATGAGTTAGTTAGTTTAATGACTTTTTCTAAATTAAGATTACCGTTACAAAAATCCTCTAAAAATAGAGATTTAAATAATCATTTTGAATTGACCAGATTTTGTAATAAAAATTACTATAATATAGTTGGTGGGGCTTCAAAATTATTCAAATATTATTTGAATAATTATAATCCGGTACAAATAGAAACATATTCTGATAATTTAATATCAGATGGTGGGTTGTATAAAATTTTAGGATTTGAATATAAACACACATCTAATCCAGGATATTGGTATTTGGTAGATGGTATTAGATCTCACAGATTTAATTTCAGAAAGTCTAAATTGGTTAAATTGGGGTATGATTCCAATAAAACTGAAGAAGAGATTATGCTTGAACTGGGATATTATCGGATATATAATGCTGGTAATAAAAAGTGGATTTTTACTAAACTTTAATTTTATTTATAATAAAAGTTAGGGAGTTAAAATGCTCTAATATATAATAAAAAATAAACCTATAATAAATGTCAGAACATAAGAAAGAGATGTCAGAAGAAGAGTACCTTAGAAAACATCTAGAGAGTATAGATAATCAACAACCCACAAAGGCAAATATAGATGATTTGTCTGCTGCTAAGCCAGTAATTGCTTCAAAAACATCAGATTTGCAATATTTTCACTTTGATGTTAAGCAAATGCCGTGTGGTGAGTATTATCCAAGTGGAACAAATGTAATGGTTAGACCTGCCTTGGTTAAGGAGATTCAATCATATTCGATGGTTGATGATAATAATTTTCAGGATATTGTTGAAAAGATGAATGATATTATTAGTTCATGTGTTAGATTGAAATTTATTGACGGTAGAGTTGGTTCTTACCTTGATGTAAAAGATCAGGATAGATTATATTTAGTATTTCAAATTAGGGAATTGACTTTTCAAAAAGGTAATTCTTTAGCGGTTACCGCCAAGTGTTCATGTAATACTGAGGTGAGTCTTGAGATGAAAAGAGCAAATTTTGTTTATCATGAGTTTGATAAGAATTTAGAAAAGTTCTTTAATAAAGAAACAAGAACATTTAAATTTAAACTTAAAAATGGTAAGGAATATGAAATGGCTCCGCCAACAATTGGGCTTCAAAAGGCATTTACCGAATATATTATTAATGAACATAATTCTAAAAGAACTCCAAATTTAGCATTTTTGAAAATTATACCATTTCTATTACCAAATAGAAGTAGCATAACTCAAGATGGAATTAAGTCCAAACTTGATGAATTTGAAAAAATGGATGAAATCTCATTTCAATTTTTAAATGCTGCAGTTAATAAGATGGTTTTTGGAATCAAAGAATTAAGAATGAATTGTCCTAGCTGTGGTTTGGAGGTCCGCAGCGAAATGGTGTTTCCCAACGGAGCGTCAGGTATTTTCCTTGTACCAGATGCCCTTACAGCATATATTCAAGACTAAACTTCTTGTTCAGAAACATTTTAATACACAAGAGATATCTATGGATAATTGGCCATATTGGATGATGGAAGAAAATATTAAAATTGTTAATGAGATAATCGATGAGGAGGAAAAGAATAGGAAGAAGGAAGAGGAAAAACAACAAACAAATACTCCTAATTTTAATCCGGGGTCAATGATGAGAGATGCTTCAAGTATGATGGGTAAATTTAAAAAATAAAATTATTGAAAATAAAAAAGAGAGATAATTTATCTCTCTTTTTTATTTATTAATAGTATAGGAAAACCTTAAACTACCACTATCATATATTCGATTATACCCAAGTTCTTTCATTATCTCACTTTCCGATTTTGATATATCATATCCCATATTAACCAATCTATCTTTTCTAAAATTAAATCTATTTTTCCTTATTCCATTTACTATATAATAGTAATTTGGACCTGTTATTCCTTCTAGTTTAAATCCTAAATTTTCATATAAATTACCATTTGACCAACACCTATCCGCATAACTATATATTTTTGATACTGAATTATTTTTCAAAAAATAATTTAATAGTTTAGAAGCACCTCCAACAATAGTAGTATTACATTCATTACAGAATCTCAACAATTCATAATATCCATTGGTATTTGACATACCTAAAGATCTTCTTAATTTACCAAATGTCATAACACTAACTAATTTGTTTTTGTGAAACAAACCAATTCTAATTTTAGATATTACATTTCCTTGTATATGATTATTTTCCAAAAAAGTGGAACAATCTTTATTACTTATAATTTTAATTTCACATTTTCTTGCCCATATTTTATTAGATTTTCCCAATAGATTCAATATCCTTGATTTTACTATATCTTTTTTATACAACCAATCGTCTTCCCATATGTGTATTAATTGAACTCCAATATCTAAACATTTATTGGTTTTAATTGAATGGTAGTTTTTATTTTTATAGATGTCCGAATGCCAGTATATCCCATTGTATTCAAATGCTAATTTTAAATCTGGTAGATATATGTCCAATTCTAATCCTATTAGACTCCTATTATTTGATATTAATTCACCATTGTAATTTTCTTTTATAAAATTAAATAATTGATTTTGAGAATCTGATGATGAGTTTATAGGATTACAAATAGTGCAAATGGTATTTCCATTTTTAATTCTATCATTAAGTGTATTTTTATGAATAGTGAATGAATGATTTTGATCACATTGTATTTCATATATAGATGTTTCCGTGAATTTTAAAAATTTCAAATTTGAAAAATCTATCTTATTTTGTATATCAGAACTTATTTTAAACGATTTAAATAATATTAATTCTTTTGATTTCAATAACATTAAATCTTTTAATTTCTCTCTATTAGATTCTAATTGACTGACATATTCAACACCATATCTTTCTTTATTTGATTTTTTTACTTTATCTTTAGTTGTTTCTAATTGTGATATATTTTTAACACCGAATTTATCATTTATTGATTTATAATAAGATTCCTTTATTGTTTCGTTCTTCATTGGATTATCTGTTCCATATTTAGATAAACAAGTATTTTTTCTTTTTTCTTTAACTTCATCACTATTTGATAAACATTTCACTGAACAGTACTTTCTATATTTACCCTTTTCAAATTTTAAAGAATTTCCACAGTAACAAGTTGGCAATGAATCTATATTATTTACATATAAATATAATTTCTCTTTCCAAGAAACATTAAATTTGAATTTTGATGCAATAAAAAAGTGAAAATCTGGATAGTTTTTAATTATCCAATTTTCACTTTTAAATTTATTATCTTCTGATAATATATTATTCAATATTTCATCCATTTTAATTATATAATTAAAATTGATAATGTTTTTAGTAACCAGGTATAATTGGTGGTGCAATAGCAAATCCATTATCAATATACTCATCAATCCAATAATCAGCTACGAAATCAGCTCCAACTTGCCAAATTTCACTACCTTCCCATTTAAGATCGGCAGCACTAACTGATTTAATTTGTACGTTTTGGAAAGTAACACGTCTAAGGATAAACCCTTTCTTATCATGTTGATTAACAATGATTGTTCCGATTATATCACTTTTGTAATGTAAATAACCTGTTTGTGAATTCCATACAAGATCATACCATGCTTTTAATGCGTTCCAATTTTCCATAGATCCACCTTGATTAACATTTATTTGAAAATTAATTTTAAAATCAACTGTGGTTTTAGAAGGACCTGCATTTAAGAATGCTCTAGTTGAATATTTAAATCTTTGTTCTTTAGTTTCAATTGCTGGTGTCAAATCCAATGATATATCAACTGCATTTTGTAAAAGCAATATTGGATCTCTACCCTGTGCTTGTAAAATCAACGGTAAAATAAACGTGATTTCAAACAGATTTAAATATACTGGTTCATCTGGAAGAGTACCCGGGCCGCCAGGGGAACCTACAGCTTCTAAGTTGGTATAATGGGGAAGTGCCATAATTTTTTATTATTATTTTTTGTGTAAATTAATTATAGTATATATTAAACTA